TATATAGATGCAGCTCAAACCACGATCTAACACACTCCGATGCCATAGCCAACGGGAGTCGATTTTTTAGCACGGCGACGTACTGTTCGCGCGCAGTTGTTGCGTTTTCTCCGGCCTGGTCGACGGCCATTATTTGCCATCCCGGTACGGAATATGAGACAACGCATCGATAGCGGCCTGCGCAGATACAATTTTTGCGGCACGGTGTTTAGCAGCCTCACGTTTTGCCTTACGGGCGATATATTTCTGCGGCTCGCGATGAGCATCTTTTGATTGATATATCTCACTCCTACCGCGTTGCAGATTGTAGTGATTGAGTGCAAGTTCATGGTTATACGGCTGCTTGAGATGCACACACCAAAACGCACACGGGATCGACCGCACGTCGCACGCGTCCGGCGGTAGTTTGCATGTGAGGCACTGTTTATCTGCGTCGTCCAGCGGGAGCGGGGACCATGACTCCTGACGTGCGTCGCTTATTGAATTTTGGTCGTACACTTGGCTAGTTACAGGCAAATCATTAATAATGCCGATTTTGAATGTCACACTCATATAAACACTGCTCGCCAGTCATTGATTAACTCCATCGCCGCATCACATCCCAGGGCCACACCTACTATAGCGCCATTGTCCCGCGCCGCCAACAAATATTCCATTTGCCCCTTATCCCAGTGCGACTGGGTATGATCCCGCCTTTTTATCTCGATGCAGAGAGTCGGGTCGCCTGGGATAATCACATCCGGCGCCCCCTTAACCATACCCTCAGACTTATGTCGCGCGGCCTGCTGCGGCGTTCGTTTACCCTCATTACGAGGGTGTATAGCGATAGCGCCAAGGGCCTGGTGATCTTTCCGCAACCGAGCGAAAAAAGTAATCTGCTCAACAGATTCATGGGCGCATGGACCGCGATACGATTTGTCGCCGTACACTGGGATTTCGGGATGGAATCTCATGGTCGCAATATCCGTAGCACGTCGAGAGACGCGGACCGCATAGCAGTCTTTAACGCCGTGATTTCTTGCGTTTTGGCATCTATTTTACCTAGCAGCTTAGTCTCGCTATGTTTCGTTGTGGACTGCTTCAGCTGCGAGTCTAAATATGATCGTGCGCGAATAGCATTCATATAGCGTTTGTAAACCTTTATGGCTAATAGGCACCGGTTGTAGGTCTCGTTGTCGATATCTGTATCATTCATTGTGTTATATCCTCCGGCTGCCCAAAAGCATAAATCGAATAAAATCCTGTGTCAATGTCTTTTTTGTACGTCACCGTGTCCGGTGTCTTGCCGTCGCGCGTGGCATCCACGAACAACTTATAGAGCCTATTTTGGAAACTGTACCACACTGAAAACGTGCGGTACTCAGTCACGACGTTAACACGCGTAACAGGTTTTCCCTTCTGACTCAGGGTATTCATGATCTCGAATTCGATCACCTTGTCGGTTTGTAACTGTGATGGATCGCGTTTAAATCGCTTAAAATCAGCTACCAGTTTCTCGCCAGGATCTACCAGCTCAAACCTGCACTCCACACAATGCCGGGCCGCAATATCGTTGTCGGTCTCGCACTGTGGGCAGGCTTTAAACGTCCATCGATAGTTGCAACGGTCGTATTTACCGCCGTGTACAGATACCAGGCCGCCACAACGTCTGCCGTGGTGGCTCGGCATTGGCCCGTATTCCGTCTCTATTTTATTGCCGTCGAGGTCCAAGAAATACCCGTCCTCGCTGCGCTCAAACCCATCCTTGTTGTCGCGCGCAGAGAACTGGTTGGTGACTCCGCACGAGGGGCATAATATCGGAATTTCCGCGCCATTGTCTTTGCTGATGCGCAGCTCTATCTTTGGCGTGAGCACGTCACCATCAGGGGCGTGCCTGTCGATATTTTCCGCGTAATCCAGAAACAAACAATCCTGTTTACCTGCATCGATCCGCAACCCTCTGCCGATGATTTGCTGGAGCAGTTGCACGGATTCCGTGGCCCTTAATAGAGCGATAACATCAACGTGAGGCGCATCGAAACCGACAGTGAAAACCATAACATTGACCAGGTACTTTATTTGCTGATCTTTAAACGCTTTGACAATACGCTCCCTGTCGTGTCGCATGGTCTCGCCAGTGACAAGCGCAGATATGCCAGGCGGGAGGCTGGCCATGGCTTCTTCGGCGTGTTGCCTGGTAGCGCAAAACAGCATAACTCCGCGCCTGTTTGCAGACTGAGCTATCACGTCGGCGATAATAGCCGATGTTTTACGGCCATGGCCGTGATATGCACGATCAACGTCAGCGGCATCGAATTGCCCACGAGCGTTAAGCGCCATGCTTTGAGTGTCATAGTGACCGGAATTGATTACGCCGACAGTGACCGGCGACAAAAAACCCATGGCGATTAATTCTGGCGCAGTGATGCGATAGATTAATTTTTTGTAAAATGGGTTTTTAGATGGGACTGGATTTCCGTTTAGATCGGTTGCGTAGACGTAGCCGGAATTCATACGGTACGGCGTTGCAGATAACCCAAGCACTCTAACGTTTGGATTGCACTCTTGTATTGATGCGATTATCGCGAGCATCGTCGGCGTCACCTGGTGGCACTCATCGACAATGATCAGTGCGATTTTGGAGCCGAACAACCACACGTTGTTTTTTACTGTCCCAGGGGTGCCGAACACCACCGGGTGCCTGATGCATTTGGACCCTGCCGACGCACTATAAATACTGGCCGGGTTTCCGGTTAGCAAATATTTTTCGCGATTTTGTTTTACAAGCTCAGCAGATGGAGCCAGGCACAATACGTGTTTGGCGGTTGCGCTATGGATCGTATCGGCAATAGCGGCTATTATATGCGATTTACCAGCACCGGTCGCTGCCTCCACGCATGCAGGCTCTACGCATTTGCGCATGTGTGCGATGGCGGCGTCATGCGCGGATTGCTGGTATTGGCGTAGGTGCATTTTATTCCCGGCCGGTATCCGCCGAGCACGTGACCCGATATACATCAGGCGGCGTCGGGGGTGGCGCAGGCAGCAGAGCAGGGTCATACTGTAATTGTGCTGCACGCTCACGTATTAAGTGCAGGCTATCGATGCATAGATCATCCGCTGTGAGTTCAGCAGCAGAAACGAACCCGTCCAACCATCTTTGGAATTCTGATATATTCATTTTAATCTCCAATTTGATTCGTGCACGAACAATTGTTCGACACGACTAGTAACTGCGTCACGACACATGGCCTGCGTAGTGGATATACTCCCCAATGATCGCCAGTCCACCGGCGCGGAATATTCACTCACAACCACGTCTGCGCGGTTGGACAGGTCGGCCGCCCACTGCCAGAATTGATCATGGTCGAATTTTGGGCAGCAATACAAGCAGTCGGACACTCCACTATAGGGCGGATCGCAATACACAATGCTACGGTCCGGTATCTCCATCTCATCGTATGACACACTGGTAAAATGGACCCCGCGCAAATATTTTGCAGCCTCTGTTAACGCCTTTAGTCCACGCAACGCATAGTTCGCATGATCGCCAACCGCGAAGCCGCCGAACCATTTCGCGCCAAAACTACAGAACACGCCAGCGAAACCCACTAGCTCAGGTGGGTACAATGATTTATTATCACGTATGTGCAGATAAGCATCTTTAGAGATGGTGGTAGGCGGTCGCCAGCCACCCAGAAAGGACGTGATCATTGCTATCCAATATGAATTTATATCGTTGGCGTATCGATGTTTCAGATTGATTTCCGTGAGCATATTGCAACCGCCGCAAAACGGCTCTACATATACTGTATCTGGCGTAGCGTTTTGCATGATCACCCCGATAATACCATTAGATATTCTTCGCTTGCTGCCGGGGTATCTCATGATAATTTCCAATATTCGGTGGGAGCGCCAGTATAGCACGACAGATCGGCGTCTGGTAATAAATCTTTTACGACTTTGGCGTATTGCACAGAGCCAGTACGCACTACACGAGTTAGCTTTCTGTCGCCGATGGATGTGTTGCGTCCTCCGCACAGCTTTATAATATGCTCCAAAGCATGCTCGTTCTCTTGCGTCAGTCGATAGATCTGTTGTTTGCGAGCAAAGTACACATCCACCGCCATGGCTACATCATCGTCGGATACAGATTGTCTACCGCGCTCCCGCAAATATTGTTCGGCGGAGGCGGGGGACGATACAATGCCGAGGTAGGCGTCGTGGAACTCCTTGAGCAGCGGCAGAGCGGTCTCGATGAACTCTGTATTGTAGTACACGCATTCCAGCTTAGCGGACTCCGCAGGTGACCATTGGTAGAATATCGTCTGATGGATGCCTGAGCAAAACATCTCTATCTGTACTTGTGAATAGTAGTGCATTTGCTCTTTAATAGTTTGCCATTTTGGCTTGTCGTCGCTGTTGCATTTACGGAATTTGTACGGGCATTTAACTTCCAAATTCCATCTACCACACAATCGATCCGTAACTGTTCCGTCCGGCGTCGCCCCGAGCCAATCTTCGTACGCGTGGAACTCCCCTGGCGTGTACGTCAAATTATGCTCTAAACACAACGACTCTATAGCTATAGGCTCGTTACGTTTACCATACGCAAAGATTACATCCTCTAGGTATTGGTCTTTTGGTGGATCTATCCCAAGGTACTCCTGCACCATGCGCAACATAACGTCAGCCTTGGTTTTGTTGGGGTCGGAACCAAGTATTGCACCGGCAACGCTTGCCGTTACGCGGCCTTTACGCAGTGGTGATAGTTGTGCGTTTTCCATTTTTTATCCTCAGAAATAGCCATCCATGGCTATGAAATTAAAACGGGATGTCAGCATCGAAGTCTGTCGCCGTTGGTTTTGCGGCCACAGATTTAGGTATTGGTTCTGGGCGTTGTAATGTCTCTCCGGGTTTGTACGGGCTGACTTTATTTATCCAGTTGCCCGACATCTCCCCTGGTTCGCCGGTACGTTTATCTATGATTCCAAACTTATAGATCTGCATCATCACGATCATGCGCGCTTGCACGAGCGCTTTTGCAAGTTCAACATCGCCGACCTTATCCCACGATTGATAGTTTCGCAGTTTTGCGTTTGCTGGCGCGGCCGAATTGTTATCGATAGCGACAGCCATATCAAGAGCTTTTTTGCGTTTATCGGTATCCTCGTGATGCACACGGACTTTTTGCTTTACCTTGCGGTTTTTAAATTCTGGCGGTTGGGACACTACCCACGTAAGTTCAATATATTTCTCACCGGCCGACTCATGATCCTCTTTAAAAGTTACCCACAGCGCCGACTCGATCACAGCCAGGCATTGTGTCTTGGCTGGTATTGGTGTAAATTCTCCGCCGCCGCTATCGGCCTCGGTTGCGTCAATATTTGTTGTTGATCCATCGCCTAAATCAAATATGCTCATATTATGCGTTCTCCTGCGTCAGTTTAAAAGATGGTATATAATCTGCAAGTGGGTTTTTCCCATCCTCCACATACAGAGTTTCTGTAATTCCTAACCTGTTTTTTGTTATGCCGCCAGCTTGACTGGTTACGATCAGCTCTCGTGTCCCGTCGCTTTTAGCTTTCTTTTTTTCCTTGTCTTTACCGATCACAAACGTTTGCAATCGCAACATGCCGACAAGGTCCACGTCGTTAATGTACGGCGACGCACCTAGTTTATGCATGTTTAGGGTGTACCGTGAATATTTTTCGGTATCTGGAAGATCAACGGACTCTAGCGTGAGGTGCCCGATGAAAATTATATTCATACCACGTTGGAGTCGTATCATCTCGCAACCTCGGCGTACTCGTTGATGCATTGATGCCAATATGTCATACCCTGCCTGGTATCCACCGTGTACCGACGCCAGTGAATTATGATTTTTGGGGCAGGTTTTAATTACGTGATCTTTAAAGATCCTATCCAGCGACGTGATACTATCTATTACTAGCGTTTTGTACGAATGCGGCTCCCGAAGTAAATCCACCAAATACGTGTATATTTGATCCGCTGTATCCACCGGCAGCGTCGCCGCAGTTGACGACATTGCCGCAGTCAGTCCGCGTTCGGCCTGCAAGAATATCGGTGCTGGGGTGAGTGCTGCTAGAGAGGTTTTACCAGTGCCTCCATCACCGCATATGGTGATTGCTGGTGGTAGTAGCGCTGGGGGCGCTGCTGCATCTATAGATGATGCCATATTGTTTGCTCCTTTGTGTGTTGTGTGATTGCAAATATATACATTATAATGTACGCTGTCAACCACCTAAACGTAAAAAATAGGAGATTCTCCATGAGCGGACAACGAATAAATAGCGAGCAACGATCAATGTACCCACTGTACATCTTTGATCGCGCGATGGGTGTGCTAGAGCGATTCCATCTATCCGATATTGCAGCCGAGACTGGATTGCACGTTAACACACTGCGTAAACTCCGAGATAAACCTGACGCTTGCAACCCGCGCAAGAGCACTCTCGATGCGCTCTACATGTTACACGTAAAATTGGCTCACAAAGAATGATTGCTAAAACCATCCAAATTATTGGGGTGTACAAACACCCCGAATCTCAAACGCTAGCAACCAAAATCGCTATGCATTATGAGCGGTCGCTACCGTCGCCGTTAGTGATAGTGGTAGCCATCGAAGTGATAAATTATGCGTTTGATGAGATGAGTCGGACACCGGCTGACCACATCGTGTTGATCGTGTATAACGCTATCGATGATATTCACTTGGAGATATTGCATCGCATGGGTAGCGTGATCGTACCATTTTATAAAGATAAGGATTTTCTGCCGCGCGTAACCTCTGAGTATACCTCTTTTTACAAAAATGTAGAAGCGCCGATGGATAAATTGATTGCGTATCTTGATGAGCGCGGCCCAGTCTCATTATCAAGACTCACAGACAAATATAAGAGGGCGCTGACGTATGCCGAACAATATAACTAATCTCGCACTCAATCATAGCGAAAGGCGGTAACATGAAACAAAAAATCACAGACGAGCAATTGAAATCATGTATTGCGGCAGGCGCATCAATGCAAGAGATAGCTGCACAATACAACGCAAGCGTTCAAACAATCATGAACAGGAAATCGTTATTAGCGAGACAGGGGTACTCACCACAGCACGACATGACACACACTGTCCCTGACCCTTTCCTGGCAAATGGCATATCATCCTATTACAATAAAGACGGGATTCTCACGGCCCAGTGGGTAAAATCGAGAATAGATCAAAACCGACAGAGCGAGTTGATGACGGCGGCGATTGCCGCGATGGCCGAAGATATACCGCCTGCCGCTCCCGTTGTATTTGGTGGTTGTGTCGCGGACGATCAGCTGCTCAATCTATACGTAATCACCGATTTCCATCTCGGGATGATGGCGTGGGGCGAGGAAACAGGTGATGATTGGGATCTAAAAATAGCTGAGGACATGCTATACGGTTGGTTTGATCTGGCAATACAAAGATCATTACCGGCCAAGAACTGCGTATTTGCGCAACTGGGAGATTTCTTGCATTGGGACGGCATGGAGGCTGTTACGCCGCGCAACCGGCATGTACTAGATGCAGATACCAGATTTCAGAAACTTGTCCGCGTCGCTATCCGAGCTATACGCCGGATTATACAAATGCTGTTAACCAAGCACGAATCTGTAACTCTAATACAGCCAGGCGGCAACCACGACGAAGCATCGAGTTTATGGTTGCGAGAAATATTTCACACGCTTTACGAAAACGAGCCACGTGTTATTTGTAACGATACTGCAGGCATGTATGATTGTGTGGAGCACGGCCTCACCAGTTTATTTTTCCATCACGGCCACAAACGCCGCCCAAAAAACATAGACCACGTATTCGCGGCAAAATATAGAGACGTGTTTGGTCGCACAAAATTTAGTTACGCGCACATGGGGCATTTGCATCATATCGATACACGGGAGACCTCGCTGATGGTGGTGGAGCAGCACCGCACGTTATGCTCACCAGATGCATTTGCTGCGCAAGGCGGCTATATGGCTGGCAGAGACGCGAACGTGATCACTTATCACAAAAAATACGGCCAGGTTAGTAGGCAGACCATATCAGCAGACATGATTAAATCTTTACAACGCAACCAAGAGGATGCAATATGAGTAACCAAAACGCAGACAGACACAACGCCGGTAAACCAATGCTGCGTTTTTTGCTGGATTTCCCGCTGCAGATGAAACACTGGGCAGAGTAGAGTATGCATCACACATTTAGAGATCACGAATACATTACATTCGGTCTGCACGGCTTTACCGGCAAGGCGTGCAGCTGCGGGGACCAGGAATGCGC